AGCCTACAAGTGCATAAATCATAGACATAAACCAGTGGTCTGGACCTTTACGTTTCCACACCCATCGCCAGCCATATTGTGGGTCATTTTCATCTCCTGTTATTTCTTTTACACGATAAACATTTAAACAATGCTCAAAGAAAGGTGCCCAATCTTCCTTACTACCATTAAATCCTATTCTTTGTTCATTTATTTCATCAACTGCTAACTGTATCATTCTATTTCTATCTACTAATACTTTACCTTGTTCATCATTCTCTGCCCATCGTATTATTTGTTGATTTTTTGTTTCCTTTACAAACCAACAAAGGAATACTCGTCCTTTATATTTAGATTGCAATTTCCTTATTCCTATTAAATCTCCTCCTTGGTCTGCTACCATTATACTTCTTGGAAAGCGTTGCATTAATCTATCTAACTCGTCATAAGGGTCATAGTTATGGTCGTTTACTTCTTGTGGGTTTTGACAATAACCGTGATAAAAAACTCCTTGTTTGTTCATTAGAGTGTAATAAATATCGTGTCCTGTATCTACGCCTATTATTATTCTATCATCTTGTGTGTTTATTTCAGATAACAAACACTTTGTCAAAGTTAGGAGAGAAAGTAAGTCATTAGGACTAACATAAGGTTCTCCAAGCCATTTTTGTTTATAAAGAATAGGACGCTTTAATTTATCATCTTCCATTTCTTCTCTTATAACTTGTGGGAGAAATCCATACTTTTCTGCTACATCATAGTTTACATTTATGATTAAAGTATTTGGTCTACCCTCTTCAACTAATCTTGTGTGAACAGGGTCGCTGACAGTTAGTCTGTTATAAGTATAAATAATCTGTGAGCCTTCCTTACGAATTGTTGGTGTTAATACTTCTAAACTTGTTTTAGTAATAGTTTGAGCTTCTTCAACCCAAGCGATGTCTATACCTTCAATAGATTTAATAGATTGCTCGTTATTCCAAAGACCTTTAAATATAAAGTCTGAACCAGTAACTCTGTTTGTTATAGTTTTGTCGGTAACCACAAAGTCATTAAGTTCATATTGTTTGATTAAATCACATAATAATTGATGAGAACTTTCAGCTATAGAGTTTTGGAATTCACGAAAGCAACCAACTCGTATCTTGTTTTGTCTTGCTCTAATTAAAAGAACTCTAGCTACAGTATGGGACTTTAACGAGTATCTTCCACCATATACCGCAGCTTCACGCCACCAAGTTTCAAACAACTCTTTATACTCAATAGGAATTTCAATTGTTATTGGCGTTGTCATCTTGTTTACCTAAGAACTTTACTAGAACTGGAACTATAATATTTAATCCTTTATTTTCATCAGTGTATGCCCCTTTTATTTTATAAGCCATATCTAACCCAGCTTTAACTGCTTGAACATCTATTTGTCCTGTAGGAATAACATCAACCTCTCCAGTAGTCATATTGTTCTTTGTAACCACTTCCTCCTTGTTTAAAAGAGCTAAATGTTTCTCTATAATAAGTGAATCTGGTATCTGTTCAGCTATTGACTTTATAGCATTCTGTATCTTATCTTTCCTTATCAACCTATTAGCTTTTACTCCTGCATAGTTATCATTAGTAATATCATAGTTATCTTTTACTGCCTTAGTGGCATTTCCTGTTTCTATAAGGTCTCTAACAAAACCTTTATCTTGTTTTGTTAATTTGTCTCCCATATATTATGCACTTATACTTTTCTTAAACTTAGTATTTGTTTTTATTGGTATAACCTTTACTTCTTTTTTAACTTCTACCTTAGCTTCGTCTACTTTCTTTAGAGTAACAACATATTTAAGCAGTTCAGTTGTCTTATATCCATCTATTGATTCAGGCACCATTACTAGTTTAACAGCATTAGAAGCAAAACTAAATGTTCCAAATGTTAGACCTATTCCTATTATAATTCCTAGTATTATTTTCATATATTTATTTAAGTTTCTTTGGGCGACCTTTTTTGTGATTTTTACTTGGGTCAATAATGGGAACATCATCTATATTTTCGTGTTGATTTCTCATTATTGGATTCAAATAATGTTCATTTACTTGTGGTATCACTGCCTTTGGCTCTGGGTAAAGTAAATCCATAAGCTCCTTGTTAAATATCTCACTTACAGGCACAGCGTCTAATACGAATCTATATCTATTTTCTCCTTTTCTTAACATTAGAGTTAGTTCTCCTTTGTTTGTGTGGGCTATAAGGTGTCTGATTTCATTTATACCTAATAGTTCCATTATTTTTAAATCTTTTGCGATTGTCATTTTATTTTAATAGTTTTATACACTTCCGACAAAGTGCGTTATTACTTGTTACTGTCATTTGTAATTGTTTTAAAAAAAAAGTTCGTCTTTTTACGAACAACTTTCGTTTTTTGCAACTCGTACATTTATTATAATTAAAAATCATATTGTTTTTGATTAAGTTCTAAAGCTATCTCTTGGGGTGTTTTGTCTTGGATATAAACGATTCCTTGAGCTGTAAGGATAGTTGAGGCAATCCCTAGAGAATTTCTCACAGCCATTTTGATTACCATTGAAGCATCTACTATGTTTTCTGATATTTTATTAAAATCGCTTTCGTCTAACCTCATATTTTGCATAATTTGTTTTAGAGGGATAGATAAAACCAAGGTCATCATCTTTCCTGTCTCTGATTTCCAAAGTTCATTACCCATATCATTTGCTATTCTCCATAAACATATACCGCCTCCTTGAACTACCCCATACTTCAAGGCAAGTTCACTAGAACGAATAGCATCACGAGTTTTTAATAATTTATAACTTAAATCAGTTTCACTATTTGCTCCTAGTTTTAAAATAGCAGTTTTAGTGGTAAGCCAAGATAATCTTAATTGACTATCATTATCTCCTTTAGCTTGTAAATGTGCTATATGTTCTGAAATATCCTTTGTTCCTATGAGTATTGTCTCATCTGTATCTATTATTATTTTATCACAAGTTCCCAAATCTGACAAGTGCATATTCTTAAAGTGTTTACCTGTTGAGTCCTCAATTATCGTTGCTCCAACACACTTTGCAAAGTCCTCAAATACATAATCTCTCCATAAAGTAGGGGCTTTTATGATGCAGACATTCAACTTGCCACTTTTGTGTAGGTCTACGAGCATAGAAGCCACATTAATATCCATATCTTGGGTAAAAATTATAAGTGGTCGTCTTTCTTGCATATCTAACATTTCTCTTAATAGAGGGTTTATATCATCATCTGTTGTTATTTTCTTTTTCGTAACTAAAATTAAAGGTTTTTCGTATACAGCTTGAGTGCCAGTGTTGGCGAACGAAGAGGATAAATAACCTGTCATATCAAATCTAACTCCGTCTATAAAACGATATGATGTATCAAAAGTTCCGCTTCCTTCTACTTGAATTATGCCGTTTTTACCTATTTTTTGATAGATTTCTTGTAATAGTTTACCGATTTCTTTACTTTCACTTGCTGTTGTGGCAACATTTTCCACTTCGTCAACTATTATTTCTTTAGTTTGTTTATCTATTTCACTTTCTATAAATGGGATAAGTTTATCTAGTTCTCTCTTAAGTTCTAATTTATTTATATCTGCCTTATATCCTTCTTTAAGTATTTCATTAAGTAATAAGAGTGTAGTTTTTCTACTATCGCCACTTAGTTTATCTTGACGACTTATAAGTTCTTTTAAAAAGTCTAGTGCTATCCTTTGTGCTGGATAATCTGCTTTTAAATCTTTAATAATAGTCCAGCAGTCATTCGCAATAATATGCTTTGGATTCAAATTACTTTCTATTATGATGTTTGAACCACCACTTCCATAAGTTGGCTTTATAAATTCTACTACTTCGTTTATAGAAGACATCATTCCTTCTATTGCTTCTTTTCCTTTTATAATATTCATAAATATGGGCTAACTATTTCATTTGATAAAGGTATATACTGGTATTCGTGCCAAATATATGTTGGTATTGGTATATTCCCTAAAGCTAATCTCAAATGCCAAGACATATAAACATTACCTTCTACTTGACCTCCTACTACTTTAAAAAACTTTGATTTGTGACATATTTCGCAGTTCTCTAATACTCCTTCGGGAAATTCTTTAATAATAGTCCAGCGATGTAGATATGAGCCAACACATTTTGAATTTTGCCAGAATTGGTGTTTTACCATAGTTTCCACCATTTTTTAATAATATCTTTTCTTAAAACTTCAAGGATAAAATCATCACTTTCTTGAATCAAATAATGTTTCTCTCCGTTTTCTAGTAAAACTTCATTTATACCGAACAAAGTGTATGCTATTTGGTCTCCAATTTTAATTTTCTTTACTTCATCTCCAACCGACACTACATCTCCATATAAAAAGTATTTTGATGTTTCTCCGATTATTTTATTCTTATCTTTTGGTATAACCCTTATATTTCTTCCAAAACTTTGCCATTCATTATTCATATTTTTATTTATTATTTTTTAAAAACTTATCAACTGGTGTTTCTTTACGAATTATTTGAGCCAATCGTGGCTTTTCTGTGAGAATATTAGAAACTAACTCTTTCTTTTGTTCAGAAAGCTCAATTTCTGATAATTTATAAAGGTTTTTCAGTCTCTTGATTAGGTTCATCTTTAGTAAATTCGTCTGATAATGGCGATTTTATACTATCTTTTTCAACTTCTACGATTTCCTTTTTCTTTTGTAAGAAAATAACTACTTTCAAATCCCAAGGACTTGTTATATTTTCACGCTGATATTGTGGGATTGGCTCAAAATACATTGAATGTTTATTACAGAGTTCATTAAACTCATTCATAAAGTTCTGTTTTTCTAATTCTGTTGGTTCACTTAATTTAAATTTTGGTTGCATTTTATTTTTTATTAATTATTTGTAATTTACGACCTATATCTATCCTTTTTTTAACTTTTCTTGCGGTACGAGTTTCTTTATTAGCCATATTATCTTCTAATTATACTCTATCCTTTAGTAAAGTCAATTTTTTCTCCCTAATATACTCCCTTGCTCTTTTCCTTTGGCACACTTGGCATATAGCATATTTTCTAGCGGGAGTTCTATTTTTCTCTAGGTATTCATTACAACGAGTACATCGCTGACGTTTTCCATAATAATTAATCATTAATGATAGCAAATATAGTTATTTTAATTAGTTTCTTTTCCATATATTTCTTAGATGGCTATTTACCATCGGTTAGTTCTTTTAATTTTGATGAAATGGTGTCTAGGGCTTGGTTGTGAGTCAAAACATCACATTCGTGATTACTATGATAATATTCATCGTGGTATAAATACTCTTCTTTCTTTTCACTCTCCACCATCTCCACAATCATCTTTATAAGTGAGATTTGGCGAGAGGAGGACTTTTTAATTATCCAGTTATCAAAACTATCAGAAGCTCTATTATCTACACCCCATTCATTTAATAGAGAATCTTTCAATTCCTTCTCACCTTCTAAAATAAAGTTTTTAATTTGATTGGTCATAATTGTTTTACTTATGGGTTAGATTAATACCATTTATAATGATGTTTTTTATAAAGTTTACAGTTTCCGTGATTTATAATATTTTGTTTCATATAATAATTTAGTAAATAAATTGTCCCTGCTTGGACTTTTTCACCACATTTACATCTTTTATTATATGGATATTTATTTTCTTTTACCTCTGTATCTTTATTGGACATAAAATTAGTTAGTTATTTGATAAGATATTGCAAATGGGAAAAAATATAATACAAATCCTTTCTTACCTGCAATTTTACCAGTATTTATATATTGATAATTTCGTGTCCAAAAACTCCATTTAGTTGATAGTCTAAATTCTAATCTCCAAAATCTAAAGTATAAAACTCTATACTTAAATTCTATACATTTCCTTTTTTCTATTGCTACTGTATTCATATCTTTATTCTGTGCCTAAAATTAGGCGGTTAGGGTGTTAAATACCATTCCTTTTATAATGATGTTTTTTATAAAGTTTACAGTTTCCGTGATTTATAATATTTTGTTTCATATAATAATTTAGTAAATAAATTGTCCCTGCTTGGACTTTTTCACCACATTTACATCTTTTATTATATGGATATTTATTTTCTTTTACCTCTGTATCTTTCATAAAATTAATTATCTTTTTTATTTATTATTTTCCCCGATTCAACCATAACACTTAAAAGTTTTTTTTCTTCTGGATTTTTAATTGCACATTTATCACACTTCCAAGAGTAGCAATTAACAATTTTTATTTTGCCACATTCTATACACCTTGATTTTCTTTCATGTGCCTCCATAAAATTATAAGTGCCTATTAGGGCTTAGGTTGGGTTAATAATTTAAGTGCTTCCTGAATATGCCACCAAAATGTAGGTTTTTTATAATGACTCAATTTATCTTGTGCTTGTTTTAGTGCTTCTTCGTAAAACTTTATTTGGTGTTCTAATACTGGACAATTACGATATTGACCTGAATAATTTTTACATTTACAATTTGTTTGGTATTCTTCCACATATCTTCTTAATTAACTAATAATGTGTATTTCATACCTAAGATTACTTAGAGTAAAAGTGCTTGTGTCCCCGTTTAAGGAACTTCTAACAGCTACCTTACGATACCAACTGCGATAAAGATTACTCATTTACCATTCCTTAAACTGCGGGAACAAAAACATTCTTACTACCTCAGTACTCTGAGGGATGAGATGTACTCATCGATTACTTATGTCCGACCTTACATAAAGTTAATTTATAAGTTTACCATTTTTGACTAATTTTTTAAGATATTTTTCTAATTTATCTGTATCAATTTGTCCGTTCTCTTTTAAGCAATATTCAAATATACGAGCTATTGGGTCATTTTTTAATATTTTTTTGTTTAATTCGTGAAAGTTCATTTTATTGGTGTTATTTTAATAATTTTTACTACCACAAATTGGACATTTTTTATTATTCTTCTTTGACTTCTTCTTGTTAGCTGACTTCTTATTTTGTTTTGTTGTTTGTTTTGACATCTGTTATCATTGTTTTTAACTTAAAATCAACACAACTTTCACAACTACAAGTATGTAAATTATTTACGACCTCTATTATTTCATTTATTTTGTCTTTAATTCTTATAAGAGCAACAGCAGTATCGTCAGTAAAACTATCATTTGAACGAATTACTGTTTGCATAAATTTTAAGTTTTCTATTTGTGTAATCATATTACTTTAAAATGTTATTTATAATGATTATTAAATGCTATGGATACAATTATTCCTATTCCAATATATCCAATTAAAAAGAAACTATGCCACCAATATTATTGATAGAACCAGAACAAATCTACACATAAAACTATTGCTACTGTTATTATTAATTTTAGTATTTCTTTTCTCATATTACTTTAAAATGTTATTTATAATGGTATCTAGTAATTTGTCGTGTTCTCTATCAAAGAGAGAGTCATCGTCATTTGCCCCACATTTTTCATCTTCACACATTTTGATAATTTTTTCCTTCACTTCCTTGTCGTGGCGAGAGAGGAGAGATTTTATAAACTCAATAACTTCTTGTCTTGTAGCCATAAATCTAACACTACCTGCTCCTATTTGTCGTAACTCTTCAATCCAATCTTGGTTTTTAGATAGCAAATCTTTAAACAGCATAGGACTTTCACATTCAGGGCATTCTTTACTATCTGATAACCATTCTGTAAATTCTGCTTTGCATTTAAGATTAGAACAAATTGCGATTATTTCTTTTTTAGGTTCTACTTCTGCATGAGGGCAATAAGGAGTAGAATTGATATTCTTTTGTATTTCTTCTATTTCTTTTTTAGGGATAAAATGTTTACCACATTTTAAACAAATATCTTCACTAGGCTCGCATTTACCACATAAACAACAACTTGTGAGTTTCTCTGCTCCACAACATTCTGATATTTCTTTTTTAGGTTCTGTTGGCATGTTAATTAGGGTCTAAACTGCTCCACACTATTTCTAAAGAACGACCACCACCTTATACTATAACCAATTATTTTTTTCATACTATTTTACATCTAAACTTATTAAATAATTTACGACCTCATCAAATGTCATATCTAACTCTGCTTTTCTTATTGCTAGTTTCTTCTTTGTAGCTGGTCTTATCATCATAGCTTCAAATATTTCTTTTTTTGATTTTGGTTTAATTTTTTTCATACTTTATTATCGTTTCTTTAGTTATTGGGTTAATAAATTCTACTTTTTTAAATGGACATCTTATTGTTTTATAAATGTAATCTTTGCCCATTCCTTTTGGTTCATATCCTGCTTCAAACGACCAACCCTCTTTTTGGAGCTGACAGATAATTGCACCGAGCCGAGATACATAATTTTGTAAGCAAGTGTTACGAGATACTTGTCCGTCTTTGAGTAACATTTTTACGATAAATTGTTTTTGGTGTTTCATAAATTTTTAGATAAACTTTCTAAATATTCTTTCGTTTGCAACTGTGATGGAAAATCAATTTCTACTCCAAATTTTTCTCCTATAATTTTAGATAACTGTTCGTATACTTTTGATATTTCATTTGTTGTAAGTTCGGAAGTATGCTCTTTATCTAACATTACTTTTTGCAAAGGACACCATAAATCTCGTTTTATACTTTCAGGAGTCCACCAAATGCTATAACTAGGTTTTAAAACAACTCTCATATCTAATCCTAAAGTATTTAATTGGTCTGAAAGTGTGGTAAATAGTTTATGGATAGAACGATTTTGTAGTTTTGTCCTTTGTTTCTTTTCCATAACTAAAATGGTAGACCCTCTCTACTATTCAAATCCGTTCCGTTTTCATCTATTGCAGTAGTATCTTCTGGCTTTTCAGTTTCAGTTTTATCTTCAGTTCCGACCTTTGAATTACCGAATTGAACTCTTTCGGCTATTATTTCTGTTCTATACATTTTTACTCCGTCTTTATCCCAAGAACGAGTTTGTATTCTACCCTCAATTAAAACATTACTACCTTTTTTCATATACTGTGCTGTTGTTTCTGCTTGTTTGCCAAAAACTACAATGTTATGAAAATCTGCTGTTTCTTGTCTTGCCCCGTTGTTATCTTTCCATACACGATTTGTTGCTACTCCAAATGAGCATACTTTCATACCACTTGGTAGTGCTTTTAGTTCTGGGTCTCGTGTTATGTTTCCTATGATAAATGCTTTGTTTAAATACATATTTTTTCTTTATATTGTTTAATAAGATTTTTGCCGACTTCAAAACCTTGTAATAATAATTCTTGTTTCTTTTTATCTGGTTCTATTCTATAAATCTGAATTGAATTTTTAAAGTTTGGATTATATATTGCTAAATCCCACCACTTTCTGTTTGTAACTAATAAATTCATTTGTATTTGCCAGTGATAAATACTGTCTATTGCTTCTTTACCGTATAATAGATATTCAAAATATTCTTTATCATCAGGGCTTTTAATTTCCAACCCACCATCTTCATTTATAAATCCATCTGGAGATACTCCAACAAATTCGTCTTGCTCAATAAATCCTACCTCTATAACTTTATTACCTGTTCTCATTTCATAAATCTTTCGTGCTATTGGCTCTAATTCATTACCTCGTTCAGTATCTTTTGTTTTAAATCTTTCTTCGTCTTTAGTTGAGATACTTTCGTAAACTATTTTTTTACAATATGTTTCAAGCCCTTTACCTGCATTACCAATAGCAGTTGCGTGGCTTCCTGTCATTCGTTCTCGGTGTAGTTTAAACCATTCAGGGCTTCGTTGTTCGCATTGATGAATAATCATATTACTTATCTGCGTTTTTAATGAACTCTCTATGCTCTACGACCAATTTATCAAATTCCTTTCCTAACCCACTATGCTTTTCATAAACTTTATTTAAATCTGCTTCATTTGTAGTAGCCAAAACTTCTTCTCTTATCTCGTTTGGTATAGTTGGGTTGTTAAGAGTATTTTGTATTTCTATCATTGAATATAATCTATCGTAATTTATGTTATCTTTTCTATTCAAGTCCTTTCCAAATATGCGACCAAACTTTTCACAAGCATCTTTTATTGCAAAACTCTCTGAAGCAGGTAATCCTATTTGAATTGCTTT